TTTGTCGCCCTTACCTCTGGCCTGGGAACCGACACGGATTCGCGGCTGCGCGCGCCGGAGCGGCTGGAGATCGCCCGCAACATCTGCATGCCCGAGCTGGGCACCATCGCCAAGCGGCACGGGTTCACACAGCTAACTGGCCTCATTGCCGGCGGCGGCGGCGCGGGTATCGGCACCAATGGCCCAGTTAGGAACCTTGGCGCCACGACCCGGGAGCTGCTCGCGGTTGGCCATCGGCAGCTGTTCGCCTACGTTCCGACGCTCGGCGGATGGGTCGACCGCGGCCACGTGTCGCCATGCATCGGCGACACCCAGGAGACCTTCAGGGCGACCGTCGAGTATGAGCAGGCCGACGGGGACCGGAGTGGTAGCTACATCGTTCAGGCGGCCATTCGGCGCGAGGACTGGGGTGACTCCGATAGCCGTCGGGCGATCGAGCTGCGCGGTAAGGACACCGACGGGAACACCACGTTTGCCCCCACGGTGGTGGAACGCACAGTAGCTGCCGGGGCCGCCACGTTCCCATTTGCCGTCAAGGTGGCCGCCAACCAAGGGCAAGGGCACGTCATCTGCTGGGCTCAGTGCACAGCTGCGCAGCTTGCCGGCACCGGCCCAGCCGCCCTGTCCCGCTACGACTACGACACGGGCGCCCCCTATGACGCTCCAACGGTGGTCGGAGCGGACATTACCACGAACATGCGGGTTCGGTCGCACGCTCGGATGTTCGACGTCATCACCTACTCAACCGGCGGCTACGTGGTGGCCTACATTGATTTCACCACCCAAAACGTGGTTCTCCACCGCTACGCCGCCGACCACTCGCTCACCTACTCGGCCAGCCTGGCCGGCCTCTATTACGCCGTGGCGCTCGCTGAGGCCAACGACGGGCACATCTACGTCCTGACCATAGAGAACAACGCCGACGGCGCCGACTTGGTGGAGCTGTGGCACGGAAGTGCAGGAGGCCGGGGCCGCCACCAGTGAGATGCACTCCCGCTCTCGCGACCCCAACGGCACGAGCCCAGATACGGGGATCGCGACCTTCAACCTAATCCCCTACTCGCGGCCCTTCTGGTACCGCAACCGGGCCTACGTCCACGCCGGCACCTGGACCAAGGTGGCGAACGATGGGATCGGTTTTGAGTCGCATATCCTGTTTGACCTGGACGCCGAGACGCGTGGCCATGGCCGCCCTGTGGGGTGTCGGGGCGGCGCCGGGGCTGACGACCGGCTACATCCTGGGAAGCAATAACAACGTGTGGGCGATGGACGACGGCATCACCTACCGGATGATGTGCCCATTCCTCGCCGAGGCGATTAAGGCCAAGTCCGCTGGTGGGCTGGCCGCCTGTGACATCCGCCACGCCTACGACGATGTGGGTCTCGAGTTCGACGCCGCTGTGGCCGTGGCGCCCATTCACCGCGGCTGCGCCGTCATCGGCGGCGGCTACGTCGGCTGGTACGACGGGGCGACCACGTTCGAGCTCGGGTTCGCGCGCCCGCCGATGATCTACAGCCTCGCGCAGGGCGCCGGAAACGTGCCAGATGGCACCTATAACTACAGCACCCTATGGGCTCAGGTCGACTTCGCCGGGGTGCTCCACCGGTCGCTGCCGAGCCCCGGTAAAGAGGAGACGTTTGGGGGTTCCGCAAAGAACGTGGTCATGACGGCGCACTCGCTGCCGGGATCGCGCCGCCCGGTGGCCGACGTGACTTGCGAGTGGTACCGGGCGGGACTCGACGCCATCCCGCGGCGGATCAACCGCTCGGCCGAGAACATCCCGAACACCGTTGGCGCCGCGACACTCCAGGTGCTCACGGACACCCACACCGTGGACGAGCTCTACGTCCAGCGCTACACCACCGGCGGCATCCTCGAAGCCGTGGCCCCCGAGGGCGCCAGGGTGGTACACGTTGCCCGGGAGCGGCTGTGGGCCGGCGGGTTCTTCCGCGGCGACCGGCTGCAGTATTCCAAACTCGTCGTGCCCTCATCCTATGGTGAGGTCACCATCGCCCCGGAGCTGTTCGAGACGCTGGGGCGCATCTCGGGGGACGGTGAGCAGATTGTGGCCATCACGTCGCTCGACTCGACGACAGTCGTTTTCACCGCCTCGGCGATCTACTTGGTCAGCGGCTACGGGCCCGAGGCGACCGGACGGGGCGACGACACGAGCCGGCTCACGCGGGTGTCCAGCGACACCGGGTGCGTCGAGTTCCGGTCGGTGGTGCGAGGCCCCGATGGCATTTACTTTCAGACCTCGCGCGGAATCTACATGCTCGATCGGTCGTTCGCGGTCTCCCCCATCGGTGAGCCGGTGCGCCCCTTGCTCGACTCCTACCCGGTCGTCACGTCCGCCGTCCTGGTCTCGTCGCAACGACAGGTACGGTTCACGGTGACCAACGCCGCCGCCACCGATGGCCGCATCCTTGTCTATGACTACCGCGCTGGCGCATGGTTCGAGTGGCATGTCAAGTACGACATCCTCGGCGCGGCGCCGGAAACGGTCGTCCCGACCAGCGGTGCGCTCGCCGACTCGACCTACTACATCGTCCACGGCAATCAGCCGTACTTCGAGGACCCGTCGACCTATTACGACGACACCACCGTCTGGGCCGAGGCTCGGATCAAGACCGGGGCGATCCAGCCGGCCGGGCCGCTCCAATGGATGGGCGTCTATCAGATTACCGTCATGGCGGAATACAAGGACGATCACCAGCTCAACATGGCGATCTACCAGAACCACAGCGCCACCGCGGCTGACTCGGCTGAATGGTCCGATGAGACTCTGCAGCAGCTGGCCGACCCGGCGCGGATGCACATCAAACGCAAGCCCGGCGGCAGCGTGAGCACCAAGGTCGAGGCCATCGCGGTGGAGCTGTGGGATACTGAAGACGGGAGCCCGAGTAGCGGGCAGGGCTTCGAGCTTCACGGCATCGCCGTGGATCTGGAGCTGATCGGCGGTTCGGCGCGGATGCAATCGGAGGCGAAACAGTGAGCAACTACGGCAGCACCGGCGACAACCTTATGGCGCGGCTCATCGCAGCTGAGGGAGCAGGGACCGCCGCCTACCAGACAGAGGGCGGCGCTCGCACTGACGACGAGCTGTGGCGGCAATACATGAGCGGCGGCGGGGCCAAAGGCGCGGGCGAGTACACGCGCCACATGGACCAATTTGACCGCGTCCACGCCCAGCAGCTCCAGGCCGCCGAGGCGTACTATGGCGGCGCCGGTGAGGCCGCTGGCGTTCAGGCAGCCCAGAACCGCGGGCAAGCGCTACAGGCCGCAGCGGCTGCCGCTGGTCAGGGCGGCATCGCCGGCCGCGACGCCATCTATGGCACCGGGCAGGGCTCCTACCAGGCTGGCGCACAGGGCGCGGGTGAGGCCATGGCGAGCAGGCTGCAGGCGTCCGAGGCCTACATGTCCGCGCAGTCCGACCGGGCGATCTACGATCAGTCCATCATGGAGGCGTACCAGCGCCGCAACGCGGCGGCACAGGCGCGTGACCAGGCAATCGCCGAGGCCCGCGCGCAGGGCGAGGCGGTGGAGACGGCCGCGGCCATGAACGCTCTGGGCGCAGGCATGGGCGCCTACTCCAGCGGGATCTCAGCCGCCAAAGGGTGGGGCGAGGACGACGAAGGCGGCAGCGGCGTCTAGATGGCTGGTATTTACGACAATTACGACAAGATTGCCGGCACTTACGAGTCGCGCCTACAGGCCGCCAGCGCCGCCGAGGGTGCGCGCAACCGTGAGATGTGGGACCGCACCAAGGCGGACACTGAAGCTCAACTGGCCGCCGAGACGGACCAGGCATACCGTGACGTTGGAGGCGCCGCCGTCGGACAGGGCCAGATGGGTCTACGTTCTGCCGCCTACGCCTCGGACCAGATCGGACAGCAACGGGTGGCCGAGCAGGCATACCTTGACGCTCAGGCCGACCAGGCCTTCCGTGAACAGCAGATGGGTGTGCTGGGGCGGCGCGGTGAGTACGCCATGCAGGGGCAGGGGTTCGCCGCTGACCAGTACGCCGCGGGCGCACAGGAGGAAGCGTATCAAGAGGCCAAGAAAGCCGCAGAGGCAGCCGCTGAGGCTGAGGAAACCGCAGGCTACATCAGCACCGCTCTGGGCCTGTTCAGCGGTGGAATGGCAGGGGGAGGCTGACCATGGGCAAGCTCACCGCTGCACAGATTGCAGCTCAGG